TTTAAAGAAGTAGTGATTTATTGAATTGTTTAATGTACATTCGTTGAGTCAATAAGACAGAACGATAAAATAAAACAATGACACTACTAGAACAATTAATTGCAAACGAAACCGAAGCCCCTCTGGCTCGAAAGATTAACAAAATGATGGCAGAAGGCAAAAGCCCTAAAGAAGTCTGCTTGTTTTCGTTAAGAATACCACCAGATACTAGGTATAAAATCAAGGGATTAAAAGAGTACCTAAGCGAGTACGTTAATTCGTGCAAGATGGATGATTCATTAGAAATCTTTTTGACTAAATATTAAAATATAATTATGGGAAATTACTACAATACCACAGGAGAAGAAGGAGAGCAATTAGAAGTTTTCAAAACGAAAGCTAAATCTCAAAGCGAAATCATTATGAAGTTTCTAAGTTCTCAGCCGATGGTCGAGTATGGAGCCTCTCAACTTCTTAGGTTAGCCTTTAATAGCTCCGTTCCAATAACTAGTATAAGACGTTCAATAAGTGATTTGGTTAAGGAAAACAAGCTGTTTTATACAGGAGGAGTTCGAGAAGGATTATTTGGCAGAAACGAAAACCTAGTTAAATTTCGATATTTACAGTAAATTGTTTACAGTAAACACTATAAAAAAAATGATATGAAGGCAGTTTTAAAATTTGATTTAAGCGACCCAGAACAATTATTTGAACATAACAGATGTATAAAATCTTTAGATATGGCTTTAGCTTTGTTTCAAATACAAGTGAACTTAAAAAAGAGATGTATTAATAATGGAGAAACAGATATTAATACTATCTTTAAGACGATAAATGATATAATTGAAGACTACGACTTAAATACTAGCGCATTAATAAGTTAAAAGGTCAGTTAATATATTAACTACCCTATTGGGTATGAAATACAACGCATAAGCTTATAATGTACCCGTTGAGTTATGAAAATTCATTCAGCTAATAAATGCCAGTAATTAAATAAAATGGTAAAAATTTGAAATATTGGGGTGGTGACGACATTGATGTCGCTACCATACATAAGTCGTCACAAATACTAATAACATTTGTGACGAGAATACTGAAAATTAAAAGATATGAGAACACATAAAAAAGCATTAGAACTTATCGCAAACGATATTATAGACCAAGCTTCTTCAGGAACTGAAAAGCCAAATTACAGCAATATGGATTTTATGAATACTATTTTAATCTTCCAGACGGCTTTAATGGATAAGATGTTCGACAACCAGAGTTATGACAATATGGATATGGAGAACCGGAGTAAGATGGCTATCAAATGTGGCGAAGATTTAAGGAAATTAATTCATACTTTTACTGGGTTAGATACGCATAAACTAATGGATTAAAATGAAGCTAGGAAAACGAAAATGTAAAAACTGCCTTGAGGTTTTTCAAAAAGAAAGACCATTGCAATCTGTTTGCGGCTTTAATTGCGCCAACGAATTAGTGAAAACAAAACAAAAAAAGGATAATGCAACGGCTTGGAAGGCTAAAAAAGCAAGAGTAAAAGAAAGTCTAAAAACATTAGGAGAATATAAAAAGGATTTGCAGATTATCTTTAATAAGTTTATAAGAATGAGGGATGCAAAACAGCCTTGTATCAGCTGCCAAAATAAAACCCTAAAGAAAGTTAACGCAGGACACTATAAAAGCGTAGGAGCGCATCCAGAATTAAGATACAATGAGGAAAACGTCCATCTACAATGCGAATACTGTAATACCCATCTTCACGGAAATCTAATTGAATACAGGAAGGGACTAATAAACAGAATTGGATTAGAGAAAACCGAACTAATTGAGGGTAATCATGAGCCAATGAACTACACCAAGCAAGATATTTTGGAATTAATGAAGGTTTATAAATTGAAACTTCGAGGTCTATAATAAAAACACTACATTTGTCTTATGGCAAAAAAGAAAGTAGAGTTAAAAGAATCACTTGGACTTGGAGACATAGTCGAAAAGGTTGCAAGTATTACAGGAGTAGCAAGTTTAGTGCAAGGAATGTTCGGAAAGGATTGCGGATGTCAAGGCAGAAAGCAAAAACTAAATGAAATGTTTCCAATTGTAAAAGGTGTTAAATTAAACTACAATACTAGACGTTCAATGTCAGTTGCTTTACGTCCATTTGTTGGAGCGACCAGAGAAAAGCATTCTGAGATAATAGGAAACTCCAAGATTGAAAGGTGGATAATTACAGACGAGAACAAACCATCACAATCCGATGTAGATAGATTAGTTGAGGAATACAACAAGACATTCAATGCAAAAGCTAAGTCGTTCAAATACCCATGCGCTCAATGTAGGGGAGCAGAAACACTAAAAACCATTTTGAAATCATTAGTTGCTGTAGTTGCAAACGATTCTCAGATGACAGAAGTAGAAAGGGATGAACCATTTACAGGTAAGGATGGTAAAATAGAACTAAAGAAATGAATCTATCCTACCACTTAACACTCGAGGAAGCTACTAAAAGCGCAACGGCAATACGGAAAGGTATTTTTAATTTACCAGTTGATGAGCATTTAGCTGCATTAGTCAATGCTGCTAATAAAGTATTCGAACCAATTAGAAACTATTTTAATGTCCCTATTGGAATAAGTAGCGGGTATAGGTCAGATGCTTTAAATGAAGCTATAGGAGGCAGTAAAAGAAGCCAACACTCAAAAGGCGAAGCATTAGATATAGACGCAGATATTTACGGAGGTATTACGAACAAACAAATATTTGATTTTGTGAAAGATAACCTGGAATTTGACCAATTAATTTGGGAGTTCGGAACGGATAACGAACCTAACTGGGTTCATGTATCAATTAAACATTTCGGAGATCAAAGAAAACAAATATTAATAGCCTCAAGAGTTGGCGGTAAGGTTCACTATTCAAATTACTGATATGAAAAAGGAATTTAAAGACACAAAGTTCTCGGCATTCTTAGATAAGGTTATCCCAGTTCTAGGAGGAACGGCAAACGCAGCTTTAAAAATAGCAAAAGGAGACTTTGCAGGAGCAGTTGGGGATGTAGTTGGTATATTCAACAAAGAAAAAGCATCGGATAAAAAAAGCTCTCCAGAAGTACTTGCATTAGCTCAGGAGTTTGAAATGTTCAAGCTAGATTTTGAGTCTGAAATGTACGAACTAGAAGTACAGGATCGTAACAGCGCAAGAAACCGCCAGATTGAAATGGCAAAGGCAGGAGGGAACGACATAATGATGATACTTACTGGCTCAGTTGGACTAGCATCCTTTGGCGGAATAGTATTAGCAGTTATATTCATGCCACAATTAGAAGAGAGTAACCTATTTAATCAATTAATGGGGTTCGTTTTCGGTGTGGCGGTTAGTAACATTTTCGCTTTCTACTTTGGAACTTCAAAAAGCAGTCAAGACAAAACTAGATTAATGGCTAAATGATATGAGGACATTCGAACAGTATGAAGAAGAGATACTACAATGCATTAAAGACGAGAATATATTTACAAATGAAATGATTTTTACATTTTATTCAGGCATTAGTAGGAGTAGGTTTTATGACTTAGAGTTAAATAAATCGGACATACTAAAAAGGGAGCTGGATAATAATAAGAATAGAACCAAACACTCTCAACTTAAAAAGTGGGCGGATTCAGATAATGCAACGCTACAAATTGCGCTTTATAAAACAATTTGCTCAGATGATGACAGGAAAAAATTGAGTCAAACTTATACGGATTTAACAACCGATGGTGATAAAGTGGGAATGGTCGTTAATATTGTGAATCCAAATACATAGAGTGGTTACGTTTGAGCCATCCAAGAAGCAATTCGAGGCATGGGAATACCTGCACGATAAAGAATCAGTCTTTATTGGATATGGTGGAGCTGCATTTTCTGGAAAGTCTTATTTACTTGCTTGGTGGATCGTGACATCCGCCCTACAATATAGTGATACAGCTTGGGGAGTTGGTAGAAAGGAATTGACCAACTTAAAAAAGACTACATTAATAACTATTTTCAAGGTATTAAATGAGGTTGGGCTATCTGTAAATGATTACAACTACAATCAACAGAATAATACTTTGACGTTTCAAAATGGATCAGTTATATTCTTAATCGATACAGCATACAAACCAAGCGATGTAATGTTTGAAAGGTTTGGAGGCTTAGAATTGACATCATGTGCCATTGACGAGTCCGCAGAAACATCCTACAAGGCAATAGAGATACTATCCACTAGAATAGGCAGAAGAAACAACCAGAAGCATGGCATAACCCCTAAGATTTTGGAAACATTTAATCCCTCAAAGAATCATATATACTCCAGGTACTATAAACCATGGACAACAAACACCCTGACATCGGAATATAAATTCGTAAAGGCTTTACCATCGGATAATCCAAGTATTGAGGTCGGGCCATACGTTGAAAGGCTGCTAAAAACAGCGGATAAAATAACCGTTCAAAGATTAATCTATGGAAATTTTGAGTATGACGACTCTCCAAATGCATTAATAGATTATGACAGTATAACCAACCTATGGAAAAACGACTTTGTAGAGAAAGGTAAGGGATATATTACTGCAGATATTGCAAGGCTAGGAAGCGACAAAGCTGTAGTAATGGTTTGGAAGGGTTTAGTTGTGGTCGAGATTGTCTCAATAGCCAAATCAAAGCTCAACGAATTACAAGCGATTATTGAGGCTTTAAAATCTAAACACGAAATACCTCATTCAAATATAATTGCAGATGAAGATGGAGTTGGTGGTGGGGTCATTGATTTTATGCAGATAAAAGGATTCAAAAACGGAGGCAAGGTTCTGCGAAAAGAAAACTATTTGAACCTAAAGACTCAATGCTATTACTGGTTAGCTAAATATGTTAATTCAAATAAGATATACATCGAAGCGCAAGAAAACAAAGAGGAAATAATCCAGGAGCTTGAGTGGGTAAGAAGCTATAAAATTGATGCAGATACTAAACTGCGAATACTGCCAAAGAATTTAATAAAAGAAGGATTAGGTCGCTCTCCGGATTTTACAGATACAATGATGATGCGAATGTATTTTGAGGTTCAGCCTCAGGGGACTTATTATGTCAGTTAATTAAAGATTATGAAAGTAGAGAGAAATGTAAGTTTTCCAACTAAGATTGAAGAGGTTAAAATTAAACACCTAGTCGAATACATGAAATTGTCAGATGAACAAAAGAAAAGCGATTACAATATCCTTTTTATTTTTGCAGGTGAAATTTCAAAGTATATGAAATCTCATGAGGGAAAAGAAACCGCAGACGTTCTTAGAAAGTTATTTCACAACAATGTGGATTTTGTACAAACGTTTGAATGGGATGGGGTAAAATATGGTTTTAATCCAAACCTAGACGATAATTTAACATTAGCTGAATACTCGGATATAAACTCATTAAAGGAATCTGGATTCTGGGAAAACTGCCATAAGATTTCGACTATATTTTATAGACCAATAACAAAACAAATTGGCGACGATTATCAGATAGAACAATACAAAGGGATTAACGAGAAGTTAGCCGAAGAATGGCTAGAACTTTCTGCAAGGATTCCGATAGGAGCGCTAGGTTTTTTTTTGATTATTCAAATCGACTTAGAGACGACTTCCCGCCACTCTTTGAGGAAAGCACAGAAGAAGGAACTGGAACGGACTTACTTAGCCAGTACGGTCTTTATAATTCGATTATGGTACTCGCAGATAATAGCTACCTTAATATCGAAAAAGTAATAAATACACCACTTCGAGAATGCTTTTACTTTCTGTCTTACCAAAAAGATAAATCAACTCAGCAAAGGCTCGAAAGTTTAAGAAATAAAAAATCGTAAATTTGCCCTATGACAAGAAAAACATTACTCCAGTTGGTTACGGCTTTTGAAACTGCTTGTAATTCACATACTATGATACATACCTTCCTTTATGGGACGGAAGACATAGTTAATAAAGACATAGAAAACAAATCATATTTAATCCGTTTAGCTCCAGAAGCAGTTTCCTACTCTGGTAACGTCTCGACCTTTTCTCTAATCGTAGAGGTATGGGGTGAGGTCATGCAAGATGATTCAGATAGATTGGTTATTGAATCAGAAGGAGAAAGCATTGTTAATGACATAATCATAAGTGTTTTTAGAGGCTTAATTGCAGAAGGCGGTTGGGAAATATCAGTAGATACAAGCGGACAAATAGATGACACGATTACAGCGACCTCAGTAGTACACGAAAAAGAAGCAAGGCTCACAGGTTGGAGTGTGAATATAGACATAAAAGGATTTAATGATTTGAATCAATGTATTAATCCGATCCCAGAAACTTAAAATTAGTGGCTAATCTCGACTTAATAATAACAGCATGGGCTAAGGACATTACCAAGAAAGCTAAAAGGTATGCTAGAGGTACTGAAATGCAGAGGACTTTAAAATATAGAGTTAGAAAAGGTTTGGTAGTTTGGAGCCTTGATGCTTATGGTCTATTCCAAAACTCTGGAGTAAGGGGTTCTGTTCGTACAATTGCGAAAGTCGGCAAAGCACAAAAAGAAGCTATGGAATTAGGAATCTCAGATAGGAAATATAAGTACACAACAAAAAGACCGCCCACAAAAGGGACGAAATTATCATATCCTGCAGCGACTGAAATATTTATTACTGGGTTTCCTTCAAGAACACCATCGCATTTCAGGTGGTTAAATAAAGCATTTAAAAACTCAGACAAGGAACTTGAAAAAAGAATAGTTAATCACTTTGAAAATCTAATATAATGGCAATCACAGCAACAAATAAACCATCTCAAGATGTAATGAATAAGTCAACTCGTCCGCTTATCCTTACATTGACCTCAACACTATCAAATGAGGAATCTTTCAGATATACATTAGACCTCAAGGTAAACAATGTTGTGGTGACGAGTTTAGAGTCTGCAGGCAATCCAGTTGGGCGTGGTCATTTCGATTTGCATACAATGACACAAAGCTATTTAGCTGCACAAGTAAAAGAATCACAAACAGGCGGACCGCTTCATACTTTAGTTACTACCTACTCTTATGGTCCAGAGCAAATGAAGAAATTCTCAGTAGTTTGGGGTGAAAGATATATTAATGGTTCGGGTGTGACAATCACTAATACTTATCCATTAGACGAGTATTGGTGGTTTCAGCACAATGGAAACTTTAACATTCAAGAAGATTCGTACAACGATCCATTTTATCATTTTAGTTTAAGAGATGCAGGTACTCAAGGCAGGTTCTTGTGTACTCAAAGAGTTATAGAAACTTATGAAGGTCAATGGGGTGTTTTAGGTTGTTTGAATATACAGAACTCTACATGGACAAGCCCTGGTCCACGAGCTGAAATACAAAAGTTTGTATATAGCTTTTATGATTCAAGCGGAGGTTCATTAGGAACTGCAGATTTATATATCCCAATTTCATCACCTCCAGATATGCACTCAAGCGCTTTAATTAGCAACGGGGTTATTTACATACCAATCCACTATAAAAATGTGAGGAGCTTAAATTCTACAGCTTTTGATGCGGCTGCTTACTTTACAGTTTACGGCTACAATTCTTTGGCATTAGGTTTTAGGATTACAGAATTAATGCAGGTGAATATTAACCATCAATGTGACGATAGGAAGTATTTCAATGTTGGATTTATTAATCGTTTTGGAGCTTGGGAATACAAAATGTTTACAGGTAGAAACATGGTCGAAATAGACTTCAAGAAAAAGGACTTTAATAAGTTGTCATCTGACTGGAGTAATTCAATATTTGATACCTCAGCAATTGATTTTGGTTCGTCTGGAGGTACAAGGTCTTATTCAGTTGTAGAGAACTACAACATCGCTTTAAATAGTGAGTACATGACAGAAATAGAAGCCGAGGAAATGTACCACATGTTTCAAAGTGACTACATTGTTGTATTTACTAGAAAGACACAAGGCGGAGAAGACTCAGATTATATCTATAATGGCAAGATTACCAACAGAAAAAGCAAAATAAAAACCAATAGGTGGGATAGGCTCATTCAATTTACAATTAATGTAGAATTAATTTCAGCAGATTATAAATAACAACTATGAGTAACGTTATAATTCAGGCGCAAGAGCAGAAAGGGCTAAAAAACCAAGACTATCCAAACGGGTATTATCCTTTTTTCAATGGAAATAGTGGCATAACACCTGCCCCTACTTATTTTTCCTATGCGCTTTCTGGAACAAGTGTTTTAAAAACGGTTGTTGTAGACTTTGATTATCATACACCACCACAAATTGGTGTTGTTTATGAAACTATTTGGGCTGTTCGTGGAACAACTGAGGACATGGAACTACAGTTGTATGCAAATGGAGAGATTAAACTCACCATGGGGGCTCAAGGAGTTAGCATTACAATTCCAAACGGGACTTATAGGCAATGGGATTATGTTAAATTACGATTGGAATTATCACCATTAACATTAACTCTATACGATGATTCAGTAGAAGGTATTTCTACTTTAATGGGAACGACTACAGTTGCCTGGAATCCTACTTGGACTTATAACAAAGAATTTGTAGTCGGGGCTTTATACGATGGCACAAATTATCTTAAAGGTTTTAGGGGTTTTATTGGCGATATTACAACAACCTTTTTTGATGCATCAGTAATAACGAACAACACTTTAACAAGAAACAATACAGGGTTAGTTTTTAACTCAACTAGAACTTTCAATCCAAGGAATAACTACCCGCAAACTAGGATTGAATTATTCATTTTAGATACACTAAAAGACGAGACAATAACTAGCATAAGAAAAGCCGCATCAATTGAAAGTCCGGGAAAGATAAAGAGCAATTTTACTCAAGCGTTTTCTATTCCTTTCTCAGATGCAAACAATAAATTCTTTGCACATTGTTACGATATAAATGTGACTGCAGATTATTTTAACCAATACAAAAGGAGTTACGTTACAATCTCAAACACTACAGGAAATGTGATAGTATCTGGCTCAATGCTTCTTAATACCATAGACCAATTAAACTTGGTTTATAATGTAACCATATACGGAGAGGCGACAACCTTATGGGAGTCAATGCAGGATAAACTACTCTCGGATTTGTCTGCAGATTTTTGGGACACATACGACCATAAAAATACAGTTGCAAATATTGAAGCCTCTTGGACTGGTGGCTTAGTTAATATGGCAGGGAACACAATTCCAGATTTATACTATCCAGTAGAAACTTATGGAACGGAAACAATAGACCCAAATATTGCCCAATTTATTACCAACACGCTAAATTATCAAGCATTCAGACCAAGCATGAAGGTTAAGACTTTGTTTGACCAAATAATGAAAGAGGCGGGATATGAATACGAAAGCACTTTTTTAAGTACTACTGAGTTTACCGACTTGTATTTAGGTTTGGCACCAAACAAAGAACTCTCAATTGTGGCGGAGGCTTATTCTTATGTTTCTGCGGGAAACTTATTTGGGGGGGGGGTGACACTCCCAGATATACAATCAAATGTTTCTCCATACAATAGTCATAGCTTTACTTGGAAAAATATTCCAATGAATGTAGATGACCCTGACTCAGCTTTTGACCAAACTACAGGATTGTACACACCAATAGAAACTGGATTAATTACGTTTGATTTTAATTTTCTTATAAATACAAATGTAAGTCCTTGGGGTTCTCAGAATGCTAAGTTATCGGTAATACCAACGGACACAAATGGAGCAACTGCAAATATTAATATAGTAGGAGCGCCACAAACATCAGTAAGGTTTACGCAATCAGGAACAATTTATATAGCTCAAGAAACTTTTAAAATGACTGTGTATTGCATTAAAAATGTATCATTTGCTTTTACTATTAATTTAGGTAATTTTTCTAGTATCTCAACACTAGGTCAAATACTACTAGGTTTTAGTTTTAAGACTGTTAAAATAGCGAATGTGAGCATAGTAGACCAAGTGCGAAACGAGTCAATGTATGGCATTAAACTGAAACAACAGGAGCTACTTTCAGGACTGACTACAATGTTCAATCTAGTATGGGATAAAGTAGATAGTAATACTTTTAAGATTGAACCATTTAAGGAATGGTTGGCAGGGGGTGATGAAGTTGATTGGACTGAGAAGATTGACAAAGGGGGTTTGATAGGTAATAATATTAAATCAAGAAGTAAATCAATGGAATTTGAATACAAGAAAAGCCCTGATGCATTAATCGAAAGAACAATTAGCGAGAGAGAAGTACCTCCAAATAGTGGCTCATTCAATCCGAACAATACAGATTGGCTAGAAAAAGACAAGACATTAAAAGTCCCTTGGATAGCTCCAGTATTACAACAAGCAGGAAAGGGTGAGGTGTTTTATCCCCAAAGATATGAACTTGAGGACGGAATACCAAAGGCAATTGATGGGGCGCACATAATGGGGTACAAGGTAAGTTATGCTACATCTCCAGATGTGCAAATACTAGATGTTGGTTCTTCTACATTTAAGGCAAACAGCACAATGAACATTCTAAGCCCTTATAAAAACATCCCATTAACAAATAGTACAAAGACATTAGAGTTTAATTTATTCGGTAATGTGTTTAATCATATAGTAGGAAGAAGTCCAGTAAACCTATTTAAGAATATCGCATATAATAGTTTATTCAATGAGTATTGGTACCCATGGTTTAATGAAGTTTATTCGGACAATGCGAAAATGTTTACAGCTAAATTTAATTTGAACCCAGAGGATTCTGCAATTAAATTAAACACCAAGATATTTATAAAAAATGCTTGGTATAGAATAAACAAAATAAACACTCCACAAAACACGAACGGATTAAGTAAATTGGAGTTGATAAAGTTAGTTGATTTTGATGTAAATAACTTTGCAGCTTATAATTGTGACATGGCAAAAACAGGACTAACCGATGGTGTTTTTGAGTTTACTTTTTATGACCCATTACCAACATTATCATTTGGAACTAAAGATTGCTGCGATGCTGTAAATGGTCTTTGGTATGCTTCACCTATTGATGTTGATGGTCTTTATGCAGGGCAGTTTAGGTGTTACTCAGGTGAACAAATCGTAGGGGTTAAAGGACAACCTACTGGCTACACTTACGACTCAGCTACAAACTGGGTATGTATGGAAAAAGAAGGGGAGACTTCTGCGTATGTTAGCCCTTCAAATGTTGCAGCTAGATTAGCGGATGGGTGGTCTTATTGTTAACGAATTAATTTATTATTAAAATCGTAAATTTGAAGCATGATTATAGATGTGATTAATAATTTCAAAGCAGTTCCTAAAAAGGAAGCTAATACAGAAATGATGGCAATCGCTTTAGGCATGAATGAATTAGTTTTTTCCATACCTAAAATGTGGAAACAGGAAAACCTTAAAACAAAAGTAAAGAGATGGGCAAAACAATCAAAATAAAATACGATGTAGATACAGGTGAAGCTGTAACTGATACCGAAAAATTAACAGGAGCAACCGAAGATTTAGGAAAGACATCAAAGGATACCGCAAAGGATTTAGAGGGCATCGGAGGAAGCGCAAAGAAATCTGCAAAAGGAGTTAAGAAAATAGGGGTTTCGATTGGTGGTTTAGTTAAAGCTGCAGGAATAATTGGGTTAATATCAATAGCTTTTGATATTTTAAAAGAAGCATTCACAGGAAACCAAAAGGTGATGGATGCAATGAATACAGCAACGACTGCTTTAGGTATTGCATTCAATGACTTATTCGGTTTTATATCAGATAACATCGGACCAATTACAGGTTACTTTAAGAAGATATTTAATGACCCACAAAAAGCATTAAAGGATTTTGGAAAAGCCATAAAAGATAATATAATAGAGCGATTTAATAGTGCTTTAGACACCTTGGGGTTTCTTGCAACTGCGATTAAAAAAGTTTTCGAGGGTGATTTTGAAGGCGCCATGGAATCAGCTAAGGAGGCAGGTAAGGAGTTTACCGATGTAATGACAGGAGTTGATGGTAGTTTTGATAAAATAGTTGACGGAGCTAAGAACCTAGTTGAATCAGTAACCGAATACACTAAGTCAACTCTCGAAAACGCTGCGGCAATAGTTGAGCAAGAGAAAGCAATGGCATCGCTCGAAAACCAACAAACAAGGATTCGGGAAGCTGCAGATAGAGATGCAGAACTTCAAAGACAAATAAGGGACGATGTAACGAAAGGGATTGGTGATAGGATTAGAGCAAATGAGCAATTAGGAAGGGTATTAGAGAAACAACTAGCAGATGAACAGGAAAACATTAAGGGAAGAATAGCAGCTATAAGAGCTGAGAACGATGCTTTAAATATCACACAAGAAAGACTAGACGAAATTTATGTTTTAGAAACAGAACTATTTGCAGTTGAAGCAGCAAACGCAGGATTCTCATCTGAGCAGCAAACAAATAAAAATGCGCTATTAAAAGAACAGTCTGATGCTATGTTAGTACTGCAAGAAATAGGGCTTTCAGATATGGAACTGGAAATCCTAGCAGCTGAACAAGAAGCAGAACTAAGAAGGCAACAACTAGATTTATTCATTGAAAACGAAACGGAAAAGCTAGAATTTGAAAAGGCAATACTAGATGATTTAAATGCAAAGAAAGATGATATTGCTGCAGCGGAAGCACTAAGAATAAGTAATAAGGAACAATTAGACTTAGATTATTGGGCGGGGGAATCAGATAGGGCAAAGAAAGATACTAAAAGAAAAAAAGCTAAACATCAGCAAGATGTAAATGATTCATTTAATGCAGCAAGTGCTACGCTTGATATACTCACCCTATTTGCAGGAGAAAACACAAAACTACAGAAAGGAATAGCTATTGCACAGGTCACTATTGACACAGCTCAAGCAATTATGGGAACATGGTCTGGTTATGCATCTATGGGTATTCCTGGAGTTATATTAGCAGCCGTTCAAACTGCAGCAATTGTAGCAACTGGTATAGTTCAGATTAGTAAAATCAAGAGTGCAAGCAAAACAAGCTCGGTTACGAAACCGCAAATGCCAAGTTTACCTAGTTCTAGTTCTGCAACTGAACAAAGCGGAGGCGATGCAGCTCCAGTTCCTGCAGTAGATAATTTAGCAGGGTTTGGGATACTACAAGAAACACCTAGGGCGTGGGTTTTAGAAAGCGATGTATCAAGTAATGTTGAAGCTAATAGAAGATTGGAACGGAGAGCAATTTTAGGATAGTAAAACAGGCTTAAAATACCTTAATTATAAAATACCTACATTTGTCAAATGGAAATCATTGAGTTAATCATAAATGAAGAGAACGGAGATGGAGTGTTTGCTATTAGTTTAGTAGATAAACCTGCAATCGAGCAAGATTTTATGCACTTTAATAATCAAACACCTTTGAAATTTGCAGAGATAGATGAAGACCAGAGATTAATTGCGGGTCCTATTCTAGTTCCTAATAAATTAATCTATAGAGAAAAACAAAACGGTGAACCTTTCCATGTTTTCTTTAAGCCCTCAACAATCAAACAAGCATCAGAATTATACTTGCAAGAAGGCAGACAGTCATCTGCAACTGCACATCATTTAAGCCCAATAAAAGGAGTAACAATGGTTCAATCCTGGATAGTGAACGATTCAGAAGTAGACACATATAAATCTTACCAACCAGAAGTAGAATTACCAAAGGGTAGTTGGTACGGAGTTTTTAAGGTTCAAAATGATGAGGTTTGGGAGGCTGTAAAGTCAGGAGAGTTTAAAGGTTTTAGCATAGAAATATTAAGTACACAAATAAATTTAGAAAAAATGGGAGTTTTCACAGACTTATTAAAAAAATTCGAAGAAACGCCAGAGGGTGACAACTTCGCAGTAGCAATTACAACTGATGGCAAAACGTTATCTTCTGATGCAGAGGATTTCAATGTTGGCGAACCAATCTACATAGAAGTAGATGGAGAGAAAATGGCAGCACCAGTTGGAACATACGAAACAGAAGATGCTACAATTATTGTTGTAGAAGAAGAAGGTATTTTAGCTTCAATCACACCTGCAGAGGATGTAGATGAAAGCTTAATTACTGAAAAAGAATTTTCAGAGTATAAAAAATCTCAAGAGGTAATCTTGGAAGGTTTGAAAAAGATACTAGAAGGTATGAACTCGGAAACAGAAGATTTGAAAAGTCAAAATACTGAGCTGAAAAGTGTCAATGAATCATTAAGAACCGCAAATGAAAGCTATGAAGCTGAGTTGAGCGCTCATTCTAGTTCTATTGAGGCATTAAAGGCACCAGTAGTTGAGGAAATCAAACCAAGTGCAGACGGACAAAGTAATAAAGAAAAAATAGTATTCGATATGGGTACGGCAAAAGGTCGCTCGGAAGCGGTTTTGGCTCGATATTCTAAATAATAAATAAAAACATTTAAAAAATGGCAACAAACATCACGACCTCTTATGTAGGTCAAACAGCAGAAGGTTATGTAGCAGCGGCAACGTTAGCAGGACCAACTCTAGCAAACCCAAACATTACCGTACATGAATATGTAGAAGGTAAATTGGTAGTAAGGAACCTCGATGCAGGTGGAACATTAATAGCTGACGCAACTTGTGACTTCACATCATCAGGAGACGTTAATTATTCAGAAGGTGTTTTGGATTTGAAAGCGTTACAAATTAATCTACAAGATTGTAAGGAAAATTGGACTAAAACTTGGGAACAAGCAAACAGAAGAGCTTTAATTCTTGACCAAGCCCCTCCGGCAGAAATGGCTGATTGGATGCTTGAGAAATTAGGTAAAAAAACTAGCGGCTCAATTGAAAATCTAGTATGGAATGGTGACTCCGTTACTGCAGGTGAATTTGATGGACTTATCAAAGCAATCTCAGCAGCTAAAACTGCAACTCCAGATGTAGTATTCGGAGCAGTTATAACTAAGGACAATGTTATTGATGCACTTCAAGCAATGATGACAGCAGTTGACCCTGCAGTTTATTCAACTTTGGGTGAAGAAGATGGCTTTGCTATCTATGTGCCAATGCTAGTAGACCAAATGTATCAATTAGCTTTAGGTGTTAATGCTGGTGGTTCTTATGGTGGAACAGTTACAGTTGATAGAAAGCCTATGAACTTTAATGGTATTCCTTTGATTCCTACTCCAGGACTTACTTCTACTACTATGGTTGGAGCTAAAAAAGGTGATCTTCATTTCGGTTGTAATCTTTTAGCAGACAATAACGAAGCTAGAATTATTGATATGACTCCTACAGATGGAAGTCAAAACTTTAGATATGTTTTAAGATTCCAAGCCGATACAATCGTGACGAATCCTACAAACATAACTTGGGGAACATTTACAGTTTAACTTTAAAATTCAAAGAAAATGCCTTGTAACTTAACGAAAGGAAAAGACCTCACTTGTAGAGATACGACTGGAGGAGTGAAAAATATGTATTTCACTAATTACGATGCTACTTTGAACTCAACAGTAACTAGAAGTGCAACTGGTGCGATTACAGATTATGCAGCCATCACATTTTACAAATATGTGATGCCTCGTGGAACGTCTGGATTTGACCAAACCATTAATACTTCTCTTGAAAACGGTACTACTTTTTATGAGGGTACCGTAACTTCCATTTTGAATGGGTTAACTCAAGAGGACTTAAATGAGCTACACTTATTAGTTGTTGGAACTCCTCATGTAGTAATCGAAACACAAAGCGGTACATTTTACCAAGTGGCTATCCAGAATGGATTGGTTGCAGGTGGAACTGCAGGAACAGGAATCGCCCTTGGTGATAGAGTAGGGGCTGCCCTTGCTTTTATCTCACAAGAGCCAGCACTTGCTCCAACCGTTACTGACTTTTTATCTATATCAAACGTGACAATAGTGTCAGCGGTTTAAAGTCTTTTACCTCATAAATAATGAAAGCCCTTGCATATTGTAGGGGCTTTTTTTTTATGCGTATATTTGGAGAATGTTTTTATCTAATAATGTGTTAGCGATTAACCTTTTCCAATATGGAGAAACTGCAGATTTGCTTAGTCAATATAGTATTGAATTTAAACCAAGGGAGAACGACCAAACTTATACCCTCTTATCTTATCCTGCAACAGCTACAGAAAGGCTTTTTAGCTTTAATGTAAGCAGCTTACTGTTACCGTCTTCTCAATATACTTGTGTCATATCACGAAGTGCTGTAATTGTAACTACATTTAATATTCGTTCTAGTGAGTCAGTTGCAAAAACTTACTATGAATCATCAATTATAGACAAGACCTATGAAGAGTAAAGAAATAACAAATAGTATGATGTTTTTGGGCGAAACATACAAGAAGGCAGAAGCTGTTGAGAACTCAAAAGGCAAGTACATTGAACTTAAAACTGATGAAGGCTTTGATTACAACGATTATTTAATTGCATTATTCAAAGGATCAACTACACATCATGCCGTCATTCGTGGAATGAGTGATTATATCTTTGGAAATGGTTTGGCAGGGGTAGGTTCGGAGTTGTTTTCTGATGAAGATTTAAGAAGGACAGCTTTAGATTTAAAACTATTTAACAGATATTCATTTCAATGTATTTGGAATAGGGCAGGAACTCAAATTGTAAAGGTTAAGCATTTGCCAGTTTCAAATATTCGACTAGACTCAGAAATGAATGGATACTGGTATTCTGACAATTGGTCTAGTTTCAGGAAGAAACAATTTATGCCAAAGCATTTCCCTAAAATGGGATTAAGTGAAAGGGACCAACCACAAATATTTTTGTACCAACCTTATGTATTAGGCGCTTTACATTATAGCCTACCAGATTACATGGGCTGCATTCAGTATGTAGATTTGGAAATTGAAATCGCTAATTTTCACAATTCAAATATTAAAAATGGTTTTGCAGCAAGTTCAATCATAAATTTTAACAATGGTATTCCAGACGAGCCTACACGAAAAAAGATAGAACAAAGTGCCAATGATAAATGGAGCGGTTCAAGCAACGCAGGACGTTTAATAGTTACGTTTAACCAAGATAAGGAACACGCAGCCGAGTTATTATCTGCGCCAATTTCAGACCTAGATAAACAGTATGAGTTTTTAACGTCTGAAAGTGCGCTTAAAATAATGACAGGACACAGGGTAACTTCGCCAATGTTGTTTGGAATAAAAAGCGATACTGGATTGGGTAATAATGCAGACGAGTTGAAAAATGCTTTTAACCTTTTAAACGAAACGGTAATCGAAGGATATAGAAGACAGATTGAATTTGGAATTAATGATATATTAGAGATTGGAAATGTGCCACATGAGTATGTTACTTTCGTGCCTTACTCTCCAGATTTCGAAGGATTGTCTCAGGTTGTCAATGAAGAAGGCGAAGAGGTTACAAATGACGTTGCTTCTACACTAGGAACGTTATCTCCTCTAGTAGCTACAAAAGTACTTGATGCAATGACTCCAGACGAGGTTAGAGATATAGTAAAATTAAAGCCAAGCGATGAAACTGTAATCATTGAAGAGAACACAGGCGGAAAAGAAAGCTTTAAAGACGAGCAACTTTCTACAGATTTGGAAGTATTAGACCTTTTCGAGATGGTCGACTTTGATTTAATTGAAGATTTGAACGAATGGGAGCTTGTGGAATCCGTAAATATGGAGACAGGTGAAAGTGTTTTACACGAATTAGCTACTCCTACAGAAAAAAAGATACTAAACAAAGACTTAAAGGGTACTGATGCAAGGCGAAAATCAAGGTTAGATACAGATGACTACATTATAAGGTTCTCTTATGGTGGTCCACCTCCGATTGCAACCTCAAGGACCTTCTGCACTCTGATGAAAACAACCCACAAAAAGAAAGTTTTTAGAATTGAGGACATTAATTCACTAACAAACAAAGAAGCAAACAGACCATTTGGAGATTATTCTATATTTGAATGGAAAGGAAGTTATAATTGTAGACATCATTGGATTGCATCACTACGAAAGCGCAAAGGTTATGCTGGACCGCTTCCAAAAACGACTGCAATAATGCAAGGTGACCCACAAATGCAACAAGAATTACCTCAAGCACTTCGTAAAAACCCTAAAGTAAAAAAATGATATTTCTAATCTCAGCAAATAAGATAAAGAAAATCACAGGGACAGCGGATACCCTGAACGATGAGGCTATGAGGGTTGGTATATATCAAGCCCAAGCAGGTTTGACAATTCCATTAATAGGAATCACGTTATCTGAATACTTGGGAGAGTTGATAGTAGCCAAAAATGTATCTGGCGATTACAAGACTTTAATAGAGGACTATCTACAGCCGATAATTGCATGGCAAGCGTTGTCTAATATGACAGAGCCGAACAACTCAAATACAACTATCGGAATGAGTCACCAAGTCGATATAGTAGCAAACGACACAAAGCTAAACAGAGACCATTATAGATGGATTGCTGAATCTTATGTTAGATTGGCAAAGCATTATTTAAGTAGAGTTCAATTTCCTTACTACAATAAAAGGCAGATTAATATTGACGCAAATTTTATGGGTATAGAATTAGGAATGACAAATATTAATAAGGGGCGTACTTTATCAATGCTAGATAAAACATATTACAAAAATCACAAGTCATGAAGAACTTTGTAAGCGAAGCAGCATTCAAAAAAAGAGTCAATTACTTTGGTGATTGGAAACGTGTTCAGGCATACGAAAAAGTCGCAGTTGATTTAGACGTGACACCTTTTATTGGTTATGCTAACATGGCTTATTTAGCTCCGTTTATCGAAAATGATACATTCCCAAATACAACTATTAAAAATTTCTTTGATGCTTATATTTTAGACTTGACAATCTATTTTATGGCTTACCGAGCTTACCCAATTATATTCAGACACCTAAATAATGCAGGAGTAACAGACCCAGGAGAAAGTGCAGTTTCAAAAGATGAGATGTATAGGGTTCAAAACTCTTTCATTCAGTTAGCTAATACGGTTCAAGGTTCATTGGAAAGGTACTACGGATTGAATCAAGCGGCAATAGAATTACCAAAATCGATTGGACAGTTTGAGTCTAAACCTTATGCGCAATGGAATTTAGATACTACATCGGCAATTGATACAGATGACATTGCTTATAAAGTAGTTCCATTAGTGCCAGTTGATAGCAGTTTTTATTGGGGCTTAATTGCTACAAACACCACATTGACAAAATCAATAATAGAAGCAGGAACTCCATTAACTTTACAGGCAATTATGCAGTTTTCTCCGAATCAATTAGAGTCGACAGAAGTTTGGTTTGCCTCGACAAATACTTATGTAAATTGGGCGGTGGATAATGACTCATTAAATACCTCAACACTATTACAGGGCAATGGATTATTTAACTACGAATTAATAGACGTATATAAATCTTATAGACAGAATTATCTAAGTTCGATGGGGGCTTTTGAATTAACAATTTCACAATAATAAAACAAATAAAATGGCGATTTTTTTAAACGATGATATAGAATGCAGGAAAGCCGAACCTTTAGATACTAGAGTTCGAGTTGCTAATGCGGCTGCCTTAATTGCTCTAAATCCTTTATACAATTATGTAGGGATGCTAGTTATTACATTAGATACTTTGGGAGTGTATCAGCTTACATTAAATGATGGCACAACTGCTTCAGATTGGGAGTTGAAAACATTCTATACAGATGCCTTAGTAAATACCTTTTTGACGGATGGGAGTGTGAGTAGTATTGTCTTTGGAACAGATACGAGCCTAACATGGAATGCAACAGATTTTACACTAGACATGCCGTTAAATGGTGTAACTATTCAGCTGGGGCAAGAAACCGTAGCGAGAGTATTAAATAAGACTGGATCAACATTACTGAATGGTAAAGTTGTTCGTGTAACTGGGGCAAGTGGTCAAAGATTAACGGCTGCTTTGGCTGATAATACTAGCGACACAACAAGTGCAACTATACTAGGCATCATGACACAAGATGTATTGAACAATCAACAAGGCTTTGCGACACTAGCGGGTCTAGTTCGTGACCTTAATACAAGTTCATTTACTGAGGGCGATGTTCTTTATTTGGGAAGCTCTGGAGGAATTACAAATGTAAAACCAGTAACGCCATTGCATTTAGTTACTGTCGGTTATTGCGTAAGAAGTCACGCAACAGAAGGTTCTATTTTTTCGCATCCTCAAAATGGTTATGAATTAGACGAATTGCATGATGTATTAATAACTAGCGCACAGGATAACGATGTTTTATCTTGGAATAGTACTAGCTCCTATTGGGAAAACGTAGCCTTACCATCTGCACCTGTTGACTCAGTAAATTCTCAAACAGGAGTAGTTGTTTTAGATACTGACAATATCAATGAGGGAAGCAGTAACTTATATTACACAGAATCGAGGGTAAGTTTAAATACATCAGTTGCCGCAAATACTGCAAAAATCTCTTTTGATTCGGCATCTTCCACAAGGTTAGCAAATACAAGTGGAACAAATACAGGCGATCAAGATTTAAGTAATTTAGTAGACTTAACTACAAATCAAAGTATCGGAGGAGATAAGACATTCACAGGCTCAACGGTTGCAGGTTCAATTGCAGCTTATAGGCCAGTAATAAACAAAACGGCTTCGTTTACAGTAAGCGCCACAGAATTAAACAAAGGATGCAAACTAGACATCACAACCGCAGTAGTTATTGGAGTAGATGCTTCAAGTAATACAGCTTTTCCAGTAGGAGGAGAAATAGAATTTTATTGGTATTTTGACTCGGGCAGTAATTCAATTACAATAACAGCATCGGGAGGGCAAACAATTATCTCGGCTGATGCAGCTGTTGCACTTTCAAAGGTAGGTGCTTGTGCAGTACTTAAAAAAGTAGATAGTAATTCTTGGATTTTAACAGGTGGATTGTCATGATAGGATGTAAAATGGGTGTAGTTGGAAGCGGTGGGGTTACCATCCCTTTTGCGTTTGGTAATGCTTTGCAGTTTGATGGGGTTGATGATTATGTTCAGTTTCCGAAAATAACATTTTCAACATCTACAGATTTTACTATTTCTCAATGGATTAAATTTGATGCGGTTTTTAAGATTTGGATAACAAACAGCGGTAGTGTTACTAATTATTTGTTTGCTATTTCATCAACACAGATAAGACTTCAAACGGGCACTGGCGGTTTGCCTCCTGATAGAATAGTATTTACAGTGCCGCCAATGTCAATTAATACGTGGTATAATGTAGTTGTATCAAGAATATCTGGGAATATAACTCTATATTTAAACGGTACGGCAGCGGGTAGTGCTGTAGCAAACTCAAATACCCTTGCCCTTGATTCGTTATCTGGGTATTCTGGATTTCAATGGGATGGCTTATTAGATGAAGTTGCCATCTGGAATGGAACAGGGGCAACCGCCACAAATGCAGCTGATTTATATAATAGTGGAAACGGAGCTTTAGCATCAGATATAATACCAAGCCCCACGGCATACTGGAGAATGGATGAAAGCGGCTCAGACCCAATAGCAATAGATAGCGGTGGAAATGGAAACAATGGCACGTTAAACAATTTTACTTTACCTGGAGCATGGGTTACTCATTAAATAAATATTATGATATTTTGGACAAAAGACATAGGGGCGTTTAAAGATGACAACGAAATGAGTATATCTCCAGTTCCTTGCACATTAAAAGATGATAGAGTTGGCTTTTATTTAGCTGATGACAAAAAAGAAGTTGTTGAAAGTAAGGGAGCTGTAACGGAACAAATAACAATAGATAAAATAAAATTAAATACAGCATTTTAGTTTGCTTGTTTTATTAATTTTGTTTCTAAAGAATTAAAATGGATTTTATACTTAGTACATGGCAATTTTTTATTGCAATAGGGACAATACTTTTAACTTCGGTAGTTGGATTTGTGAGAATGGAGGGAATGGTTAAGAATAATCAAGACGGGTTTTTGGGGCTTGCCGAGAGGATGTTAGTAGTGGAAAGTAAAATCTCTCATAACGACAAAGGCGATGCAGTTATTCAGCAAAAGGTTAAGGATTTAAGCGAGTTTAAACACGAAAGCACGCAAAACAAAGACCTAACACTCCAAAAACTTTCCTCAATTGAAGCCTATGTTAAGTCTATTAACAGCCGATTAGATAAGATTGAAAACAAAGTAAACAAATAATATCTTTATATAGTATTTATTACAAATATTATTATACATTTGTTGCTCATTAAAAAAATAATATGAGCGATAAAACACATTACCGAAAAGTATTTAAAAGCGACCATTTAGGTATCGCAGATTTAGAGGATTTCACTGAGGAAGGGAAAGACCTATGTTTTACAATTAAAAATGTAAGGCAGGAAATCGGAACTGCGGTTGCAGGGAGAAAAGGAAATTTCAATATAGCCTATTTTGTTGAGGATATAAAGCCCCTTGTATTAAATGCAACTAATTCAAAAGTCCTTAGTAAAATTACAGGTTCAGTTTTCGTGCAAGACTGGAACAGTATCAAAGTAGAGCTTTACATTAAAAGCGATGTAAAGATGAAAGGAGAGGTCGTAGGAGGCGTTCGAATCAAATCTGGTATATCCATAACAAAAAAAGTTTTAGAGGCTTTATATACAAGGAAAAAGGGTCTGGTTGCTGAAGGTCATAACGAAGGAATAGAAAGGGTGTTAATTGAGGATGAATCTTCAAGCTATACAAAAGTATATAACTACTTAAATAAACTTTAAGATGGGAAGTATAGTAGAAAATTCAGCAAGGATAGGAAGGTTCACATCCAGTAAAATAAGTTTGTTGATGGATAAACCAAGAAGCAAGGGTAGTTTGTTTAGTGTAGGAGCAACCACTTATATTAGAAACAAAGCAAACGAGAGAATGTTGGGTCGTTCTTTAGACCTTGGGAAGAGTGGTAGTTCTGCTCAATGGGGATTATTCCTAGAGCAATATGTATTTAGTCAATTTACAGGAATAGAATATAAAATCATGGCAAATGAATCTGTTATTTACAACGACTATTTATCTGGCTCAGCTGACTTAATAGTTGAGGGTGTTAAGATTTCAGACATTAAATGTTTCGAACCTGAGAAGTTTTGCAATTATTCTAACATGATTAATGCACAAGATGCAGAAAGATTTAAACTAGAGTTCAAGTCTGAATATTGGCAGTTGGTTAGTAACGCAATAATAAATAACGTCCCAAATGCCGAGGCTATTGCATATATGCCAACACTAGAGGAGCTTAAGGAAATCCAAGAACTTGCAGGGGATTATGATGGTGCAGATCAATGGAAGTATCGTTTTATTGTTGAAAGCCCATTACATCAGCTCCCATATATTCCAGATGGTTCTAAGTACAATAATTTAAATAAATTTGAATTTGTTGTACCACAAGAAGATAAAGAATTTTTACTAGAACGTGTAAAATTAGCAGGTTCCGAACTTCAAAAACTTACAGAATTATGAAAACGAAAGCACCAGAACTAAATGAAAGAGAAAGGTTAATACATTATGTCGTAAATAGGCAGGCTCAAATTAAAGAACAAGAGAAAACCTGCAAATATACACAAAATAAAACTGACCTTATTAAATTACAATCGAAACAAATACAATTATTTAGCTTACTCAAAGTATTAGAAACATTAGGCGAAGATTAAAAACAATAAAAACAAATGAAAAACAAAAAAACATTTACAGCACAAGTAAAAATATTCTCAGAAGACCATGAGTCTATTAAGAAGCTATTTACACGAAATAACGAAGGGAAATTAACAAAAGCAAATACCATTGAATGGGCAACTCGGCAGCTCGCTAAAATGGAAAACGAAGGGAAATTGAAATGACAGTTAAAGAAATTAGAGCGGCATTAAATAGTGTCGAGGAGGGACTTGGAGATAATGTTATTAGTCAAATAGGAGACGAGGAACTTTCAGAGTTTGTCAACGGAGAAGTAGAGGATGGTCCAGACGCCATCCTCCGCTTTGGGTGGTGGGATACTTCAAAAGAAGGACAATCATACTGGCTAAGGAAATATAAGTTAGCCGTAAAACATTTTGAATTGTTAAATTAACTAGACCCATCCTAATAAGGTGGGTTTTTTATTTATTTATTTTTCTAAAAGTATACATTTATCCATTTCTTTAATGTACATTTGACTTATGGAAGAAACAGATTTTAAAAACGGAGTAGTAATAAAGACAGAAGGGTGTTTTTTTAAAGTAGTTGATAATAAATTAGTTTATTGTTCATTTGATGACTTTAAGGTAAGGAATGAACGACCTCTTGAATTTTCAGTTATGAGTTTAGGCTTATACATTACAGCTCTTCACGGAATGATAATGTTTAATAAAACAATTCCATTTAGTGAAATAGAAATTATCAAAATAAATAGAAACAATTAAAACGAAAAAATGAATTTATCAAAGGCAGACAATTTAAAGAGCAGGGTATTGATGGCAAAAGCTAACATACCTTTCATAAGAATATCAAACGAGTTTATTCTTCGATACCCAAAATACACAGGCGAAGAGGAGAGAGTTAAAAATATGCTTCTTCTTAGAAATGTCCAGGAAGAAA